CAGTCTAGGAAAAGATTTATCTTAGTAGCTGGTGGTGAACAAGCTGGTAAATCTATGGTTGCTTCTAAATATCTACTAGGTAGATTCCTAGAAACAGATGGAGAAGGTCTGTTCTGGTTAGTTGCCGCTGACTACGAACGTACCAGAGCTGAGTTTGAATACCTAGTACAAGACTTTGCTACCTTAGGATTATTAAAAGAATCAACTAAAAGAGTAGACCCAGGTAGAATTGTACTGGCTGACGGCACAAGAATAGAAACAAAGTCTGCTAAAGACCCAAGAACACTAGCTATGAGAGCACCTAATGGCATCATTGGTTGCGAAGCATCACAGCTAGACCTAGAAACTTTCCACAGACTACGTGGTAGATGTGCACCAAAGAAAGGTTGGATGTTTTTAGCAGGTACTTTTGAAGGTTCACTAGGTTGGTATCCACAAATGTACCAGTCATGGCAACACTCAGCATCAGTAGACGAACAAGCGTTTTCATTACCTAGCTACTCTAACCAGTATCTCTACCCAGGTGGTAGACAAGACCCAGAGATACTAGCACTAGAACGAGCTAGTTCAGATGATTTCTTCCTAGAAAGAATAGAAGGTATACCTAGCCCACCACAAGGACTGGTATTTAATGAACTGAGAGCTGACATTCATGTACGTGACGTAGAGTACGAACCAGATGTACCTGTACATATATGGATAGACCCAGGTTACTCTGAAGCATATGCCTGTGAAATAGTACAGATAATCAATGACCAAGTAAGAGTGATAGACGAAATCTATGAAAGGAATCTGGTTACAGATGAAATTATAGATATAGCACAATCACGACCTTGGTGGAGAGATGCACAGTTTGGAGTTATTGATATCGCAGGTTATCAACACCAAGCTATGGCTGCACCTGCAGAAGTATGGCTAGAACGAACAGGTATTTATTTTGACTCAGAAAAGATTAGAATTAACGAAGGAACTGAAAGATTAAAGTCGTTTTTAAAGACTGACCCAGTATCTAAAACAGAACCTATGATAATATTTAACCCAAAGTGCGAAGGAATATTATCAGAGTTTGGCGTTAAACCTAATCCGTTTGACGGACAGACTCGTGCGTATAGATGGAAGATGGACAGAGATGGTAATATTGTAGGACAAACACCTGAAGATAGATATAATCATGGTGTTAAAGCAGTAATTTATGGATTAATTAATCGTTATGGGTATGGTTATATTACCGATAATAAAACTATAAAGGTTAGGCAGTGGTAAATGGCTAATTACAAACCAGAAGAAATTATATCGCTAGTAGATAATCATTACGACTTAACAGAACCTATGCGTACACGCATGGATGATGACTACGATTTATATAGATTAGAAGAATTTGACGCAGGTGAAGGCTACCAGTCTTACACCTCAAACGAACCTATGGTATACGCAGACAAACTTATTTCGTGGCTAACCTCTGCTGAAATGGTAGTACGTGTACCTTACAATAACTCAGAAAGAGAACAGCGTGAAAACAATGACGCTAAAGAAAAGTTCTTAATCGGCATTTTAAAATCTGCTGATGAAAGACTAACTAACAGATTACAACCTACAGTAAGGAAACAACTATCTTGGTATATCACATTACGTGGTTGGTACTCAGGTAGAGCCTTACTTGTTAAAAATAAAAACGGAGAGACATATGTCGATATTCAACCTTGGGACCCGCTCCATACTTATTGGGGTGAAGGTGCTGATGGCTTGTCGTGGGCTTGTTATAAATCTAAAAAATCTCCTTCGGAAATTAAATTAACTTACGGAAAAAACTTAGGTTCAGTTGATGATACAGATGAACCTATTGATGTATATGATTTTTATGATAAAGAAGACAACATTGTTTGTACCGATTCAACTATTTTAAAGAAAAGAACTAAACATGGAGCTAATGAAGTTCCAGTATTTCTTGGACCAGTCGGTGCAACACCCATGATTCAAGCTATAACAGATACTAGAAACCAAGATACCATCGAGGATTTTGGTGAATCATGCTACAAATCAACCAGAGACTTATTTGAAAAACATAATTTTATGATGAGTGTTATGTTAGAACTTGTAGCTCGTTCACGAAGACAAGGACTAAAAGTTAAGTCTCGTGACGGAACTAAAACACTAGAAGAAGACCCATACAAAGAAGGCTCAGAGATTGCTCTTGGTCAGGGAGAAGACGTTGAACCTCTAGGACTATTAGAGATGGCTAGAGAGTCAGGCGTATTTATGGGACTTGTATCTGGTGAAATGCAGAGAGGTGGATTACCACACTCTATTTATGGACAATTAGAATTTCAATTATCAGGGTTTGCAATAAACACACTAAGACAAGGTGTTGAATCACAACTTGCACCTAGACTACAGTCACTTGAACGTGCGTATATGTGCATAGCTAAAATGCTTACAGACCAGTATCTTACTGGTGCATACAAAGCTGTTGAAGTTAGTGGTAAAGACAGAAACAGAATGTATTTCTCTGAAGAAATAACTGTCGATATTATTAAGAACGCAGGTGACCCTGAAATAGAATTTATCGGTCAGTTGCCACAAGACGATATGACAAAGATGTCAATGGCACAAATGGCACGAGAAGGAAAAACACCACTATTGTCAGATACGTTTATACGTGACCATGTACTTGGTTTGCAGTCTGCTGACCAGATGGATGACGCAATTAACGCACAGATAGCAGAAAGAACTTTACCTGAAGCTACACTGTGGACAATGTTACAGGCAGCACAGAGACAAGGCAGAGATGATTTAGCTAAGTTCTATCAAGGTGAACTTGAAAGATTGTTCTTAGTTAAAGGAATGGAACAGGCTCAAATGATGCAACAGGCTGGAGCTATGGCTCAAGGCGTACCTGCACCACAACCACAAGCTGGTCCACCACCACCACCACAAGGAATGGGAATGGGTGGTCCAACTGCTTCCCCTCAAGTAATGCCTGATGCTATGATGGGTGTACCACCTGTAGCTCCAACTGCTCCTGTAGGTCCATCAGTTCCACCAGGAACTCCTAGACCTGGAGCTCAAGATGCAGCTACAAGATTGGCTGAACAGGGATTAATCCCACCAGAGGAAGGAGTTTAATATGCCACATATACCAGGTCACCAATCTAGTTATTCATATGGATTTAGTGACCCATTTGAAGAATTTGTTGATACAAGAAAAAATGAAAATGTTGATTCTATTCCAGATGCTTTTGCGTCAATAGGGGCTTTTGCTAATTTACCAGCAGAACAAGTAGCTAATGCTATGTCTGGAGTATTTAATACAGCTCCAGGTAGTCAACGTGGATTAACTCAAAGAACTAATCAAGAAATTTTTTCTGAAAATATAATGGCTAATGTAGTTAAAAAAGAAAAAAAAGAATATGACGATAATGTAAAAGAATTAGCAAAAGTAAAGATATATCCACAAGGTAGTAGTGATTTAACATCAGCTTTAGCTAAAGTTAAACCAGGTGATTTGTTTCCTCAAACAATAGCTCCTGAATTTGTTAATAATGATTTTGTACGTAATCGTGCTATTGAAAGTAGAAAACAAGAAATTGAAGACATGGAAACTTTTGCAGATAGTTCTAGATTAAAGTCAGGTGAGGCTATACCTTATGGTATTGGTGGTCTTGGTTTAGTAAAAAACAGAGTATTTAAAGGTGGTGAAAAAGCACCAACATTTACTACTTTTGACCCAACACCAATAAGTGACCGAACATTTCCTGGATTAGCACAAGAAAGAGCAAGAACAGAAGAACTAGAAAATATAAATCGAGCATTTATAGAATCGCAAGGAATTGGTACATATGCAACTCCAATAGGTGGAATTTCAGGAGCAGGATTCCAACCTATGATTACACCTGAAATACAAGATGTACCAGGTACTCCTTCGTTTGTACGAAACTTTGGTAATCAATTAAATATAGAACCTGGTGGTCCAACTGCTTCTCCTAATATAATATCTAGGGTATTACCAGTAACCGAACCTTCTGCTATGGGTTATAGTACAACGCCAATAACAAGAGCTTTACCAGATACTTATGTAAATCCTGAAACAGGTGAACTTGTAGTTGATTTAGGTGGCAATATTGATGTAACAAGTGAAGTGCGAAGACAGGCATTAGCTGACGCATTAGGGGAAGGGAAACTAGGGCTTGGTGCTGGTAGACTATCGCTATCAGACTTAAATAAAATTGCTCTACAAACTGCTGACGAAATAGCTCCAGTACAACCAGGGTTAGAAACTACAACAGTAGCACCAGAAGATATAACTTATGACCCACGAACTGGTACTTATGGAGAAGCTACAACTGTACCAAGTGGTATTCAAGAAACAACTAAAAAAGAAAAAACAACAGCAGAAAAAATTGCAGATGCAGTAGCAACAGATGATGCAGATACAACAGATAGTGAATGGAATCAACAACCATGGGTAGCTCCAAATGGAAATGCATATAATTGGAAAAGTGATGGAAAAGGTGGAAGTATATGGGAAACTAAAGAAGGAAAGT